CACCGCTGAATTAGCTGTCGGTTTCGGTCGAAAAGTGCGAAATTTGGTGGATTCCGACGTTTATGGCAACATTTTCCCCCACCTTAGCCTGCAAGTGGACTCAAAAGCCGCTGGTAGGTGGAACACCAGCAAGGGTGGTGACTATTTTGCTATTGGTGTGGGGGGTGCAGTGACCGGTAAGGGTGCTGACCTACTAATAATAGATGACCCACACAGCGAGCAAGAGGCTGCGCTAGCTGCTACCAACCCCGAAGTCTACGATAAGGTGTATGAATGGTACACATCTGGGCCTAGGCAGCGTTTGCAGCCGGGAGGGTCTATTGTTGTGGTGATGACACGCTGGGCTCAGCGTGATCTAACGGGCCAAGTGATTAAATCCAGCGCACAGCGCGGGGGTGAAGAGTGGGAGGTGATTGAGTTCCCCGCCATTATGCCCTCGGGTAAACCCCTATGGCCTGAGTTCTGGTCCCTTGATGAGCTATCGGCCCTTAAGGAGGAGCTACCTAATAGTAAGTGGCAAGCCCAATACCAGCAGAACCCCGTCGGCAACGAGTCGGCTATTGTTAAGAGGGACTGGTGGAAGATTTGGGAGAAGGATGAGCCTCCTCCGTGTGACTACATCCTTCAGACGTGGGATACGGCGTTTGAAAAGCACCAGCGTGCTGACTATTCCGCAGGTACAACTTGGGGTGTTTTTTACAACCCAGAGGACGGCAACCGCCCAAACATCATTCTGTTAGACACGTACAAAAAGCGTGTTGAGTGGGTTGAGTTAAAGCGCGATGTACTGGAGCAGTACAACCAGTGGGAACCAGATGGGATGCTGATTGAGAAAAAGGCTACCGGCGCTCCATTGATATATGAACTACGAGCAATGGGTATTCCTGTGCAGGAATATACACCGAGTAAAGGACAAGATAAGATTGCCCGGTTAAACTCAGTAAGCGACATAATTGCATCAGGTAAGGTTTGGGTGCCACAGACTCGTTGGGCAGAAGAGTTGGTTGACGAGATTGCGGCTTTTCCCTCAGGCGAACACGATGACTTAGTGGACGCCACTACTTTGGCTTTGATGCGCTTCCGACAGGGGGGTTTCCTGCGCCTCCCCACAGATGAGCCGGAAGAGATTAGGTTGTTTAAGGGCTCCCGCAGGACTTCTTACTATTAAGGACTACAGATCAATATGGCTTCCAATTCAATGATGCCTTCTATTTCCCCGGCTCCTATGGGCCTTTCTGACTTGGAAATGGATGATGCCCCTGCTATTGAGATCGAGATTGAAGACCCGCAAGGGCTAAAAGTGGGTGTTGATGGAGTTGAAATTGACCTTATGCCCGACACGGGCGAGGCCGGAGAGGACGAATTTGACGACAACCTAGCTGAATATATTGATGAGAGCGAGCTAGGGAAGATTGGCTCTGAGATAACCGCCCTGATTGAGGCCGACATAACCAGCCGCAAAGACTGGACAGATATGTTTGTGCGGGGCTTGGAAGTATTGGGGATGCGCTATGAAGAGCGCACAGAACCTTGGAATGGCGCATGTGGTGTGTACTCCACCATTTTGACTGAGGCTGCTGTACGGTTCCAGTCTGAGACGATTATTGAGACGTTCCCCACTGCTGGCCCAGTTAAGACCGAGATCATTGGGCAGATTGATAAAGCCAAAGAAGACGCGGCTGAGCGTGTTCGTGCTGACATGAACTACCAATTGACCGAGGTAATGGTCGAGTACCGCCCAGAGCATGAGCGGATGCTGTTTAACTTAGGTCTGATCGGGTCGGCGTTTAAGAAGGTTTACTTTGACCCTACGCTTGGGCGGCAGGTGTCGATGTTTGTGCCCGCTGAGGATGTAATTATTCCTTATGGCTCAAGCGGTGCTCGCAGTGCCGAGCGGGTTACGCATGTGATGCGTAAGACTGAGAATGACATTAAGAAGCTCCAAGTAGCTGGGTTCTACGTTGATATTGACTTGGGTGAGCCTGTTCGTACGTATACGGACGTGGAAAAGAAGAAGGCTGATGAGCAGGGGTACAGCCTAACTGAAGATGAGCGGTACCAGATCTATGAAGTGCAGATTGATTATGACTTGCCGGGGTATGAGAACGAAGATGGTATAGCCCTGCCGTATATAGTTACTATTGACAAGGGCACGAGTAAGATACTAGCCATTTATCGTAATTGGCAGGATGGGGATAATAAACACCAGAAACGTCAGCACTTTGTGCAATATGACTATGTTCCGGGCTTTGGTGCATATGGCTTTGGGTACATACATTTAATCGGTGGCTATGCCCGTGCGGGTACTTCTTTAATTAGGCAGCTCGTTGACGCCGGTACGCTCTCAAACTTGCCGGGTGGTTTAAAGTCTCGTGGGCTACGGATTAAAGGCGATGACACACCAATTGCTCCGGGTGAATTCCGTGATGTAGATATTCCTAGTGGGTCGGTCAGGGACAACATAATGCCCCTGCCATATAAAGAACCAAGTCAGGTTCTGGCTGCGCTCTTGGATAAGATCACGGAAGAGGGGCGTAGGCTTGGGTCTATTGCTGATATGAAGATTAGCGACATGAGCGCTAATTCCCCAGTTGGTACTACTTTGGCTATTCTTGAGCGTCAACTCAAGACCATGTCGGCTGTGCAGGCCCGTGTGCATTTCTCAATGAAGCAGGAGTTCAAGCTCCTTAAAGCCATTATTAGGGATTACACCCCTACTGCATACGAGTACAAGCCAGAAACGGGTGATCGCAAAGCCAAGCAAGAAGATTACGACATGGTGGAGGTTATCCCCGTGTCTGACCCTAATAGCTCAACAATGGCTCAGCGCATTATGCAGTACCAAGCTGTTATTCAGCTTGCTGCGCAAGCCCCTCAGATTTACAACTTGCCTGTTTTGCATAGGCAGATGATTGAGGTTTTGGGGGTTAAGAACGCCGATAAATTGGTGCCGGTTGAGGACGACCAACAACCTAAAGATCCAATTAGCGAGAACATGGGCTTCCTTAAAGGTACTCCCACGAAAGCGTTTATTTACCAAGATCACGATGCGCATATTGCAGCGCACCAATCGTTTATGCAGGACCCAATGATTGCGCAAACGGTTGGACAAAACCCTATGGCGCAACAGATGTCTGCTGCTATGCAAGCGCATATAGCCGAGCACTTGGCGTTTCTTTATCGTAAGAAGATTGAAGAGCAGATGGGGATCCCACTGCCACCACCGGAAGAGAAGTTGCCGGAGGACATTGAGGTCAATCTGTCTAGGCTCGTGGCTCAAGCGAGTACTCAGCTTATGCAGAAGAACATGGCTCAAGCGCAACAACAGCAGGCTCAACAGCAGATGCAGGACCCAATTATGCAGATCCAGCAGGCTGAACTTAAGATTAAAGCCCAAGATAGCCAGACTAAAGCCCAGAAAGTACAGGGTGATTTGGCTATCAAACAGCAGGAGTTGCAGCTTAAAGCTCAAGAACTCTCCGCTAAACAGGGTGAAGATCCGAGGATTACGGCACTTAAAGCCCAAATGGGTATGCAGCAAGCCGCTCAATCCCACGCTCAGCAGCTAGCTCACACAGACCAAGCCCATCAACAGAAGCTAACTCACGCCCAACAGCAGATGATGCTCAAAGCACAGCAGATGCAAACTAATAAACCGACTACGCCTAAGGAGTAGAGATGGCGACCACTGCGTTTTCCGTGGTTTTAAAAGAGATTGAAGACCGGCAACATACTTTAATAGGGGCCCTTAGCTCAGGGGCCGCTAAAGATTACGCCGAGTACAAGCATATGTGTGGAGAAATCCGGGGTCTTTCTTTTGCGCATTCTTATGTAACCGACCTCGTGCGACGATTGGAGCAAGACGACGATGAGTGACATTCTTATTAGCCAAGATGGGCAAACCGCTACAACACTTCCGGAGTCCCCGGAGGAGAAAGCGCGGCAGATACCTGATCCGGCTACTTTCCATTTGCTTTGCGTACTTCCTGAAATTGAAGATGAGTACGATAGCGGACTGGTTAAAGCTAGTCAGACTATGCACTTTGAAGAAGTCCTATCACCCGTGCTGTTTGTGGTGAGAATGGGCCCTGATGCGTACAAAGATGAGAAGCGATTCCCATCTGGACCGTCATGTAAGGTGGGTGATTTTGTAATTGTTCGCCCTAATACCGGTACTCGCATCAAAATTCACGGTAAAGAATTCCGCATTATCAATGATGATTCGGTTGAAGCCGTTGTCCAAGACCCCCGTGGTCTGTCCCGTGCATAAGGAGTGACTCGTGGATAAAGAAGCGTTTAAGTTTCCGGATGAAAAAGAGCCGGATGAGAAAGTGGACTTGGCCATTGGAGGCGAAGCCGCTGATGTTGAGGTAGTTGACGACACTCCGGAGCCAGATCGCGGGCGTAAACCCATGACTGAGCCGCCTAAAGAGTTCGCCGACGATGAATTGGCTAAGTACGACGAAAGTGTACGTAAGCGCATCCAGCACTTCACCAAGGGCTACCATGAGGAGCGGCGGGCTAAAGAAGCCGCCCTGCGAGAGCGCGAAGAGGCGCTCAAAGTCGCTCAGGCTATTGTTGAAGAGAACAAAAAGCTAAAGGGCTCCCTCGGCCAGAATCAAGCCTTTGCCATCGACAACATGAAGAAGTTGGCGGCTAATGAGCTTGAAGCGGCTAAAAGGCAATACAAGGAGGCATATGAAGCAGGCGATGCCGACGCCCTTGTAGATGCGCAAGAAGCTATTACTACTGCGAAGTTAAAGGCAGAACGTGCTAGTAACTTTAAACCTACTGTACAAGAGGAAAAAAGTAGTGTAAAAGACGAATCAACTACTCCCGTTGCTGCTCCTCCTGATTACAGAGCGCAAGAATGGCAGCGGAAGAATACGTGGTTTGGGGATGATGAAGAGATGACCAGCTTCG